CTAGGACAAACTACAAGTTGTCAACAATTAGGTACTTGTACAAGTGCTGGTACAGATTTAAATAACGCATTAGATTTTACAGATGATTCAACAGGTATGGATTTATTTGAATCAATTGACCAAAATGTAGAGACAGCCCTAGAAGATTTCCAAGAAACAAATGGTGATTTATTTTTACCACCATCTTTTGATACAGGACAACTTGTAGATTTAGAAGTTATTATTGAAAACGATATAGGCGAAATAGAAATTATGCCTTTAGATACTTTTGTTATGGAAACATTTAACGATATGTTAGAAACAAATGGTTTAGTAAATGATTTTCAAAATGAATTAATTGTAGAAGATATAACACCAACAGAATTTTACGAAGAATTAGGTAATCAGATGGTAGAAGAGTTAATGGATGTTATGATTATGCCTGTGCCTGTCGGGGTTGGTCCTAGTGATATGAATATGGTAGATATGGATATGGAAATAATGCCAATGCCATCAGATTTACCACCTATTACAGGCGATATGTTAATGCCAGGTGACGAAGATATCTATTTAACAGATGATGAAATGAATGATTTTATAGAAACCAATCCTAATATGATTGAGTACGCTGATGAAAATACAATTGTATTAAGAAGACCTGAACCTGAAGCAATAGATGAGTTTGAAAATTATGATGAAGCAGTTGTTATGACACCACCTAGTGAAGATATGATGACAAGTTTACCACCAACAATGCGAGAAGAAAGAATGGAAGAACCTACAATAGAGGAGGCACCAGATGAGGAATTAGTAGAAGAAAGTCCGACGGAGATAATAGAAAATAAACCAACTAATATCAGAAACGAAGAGGATACTAATGCTACTGAAACTGAACGTACAGATGAGGCCGTTGAGACAGAGAATACTCTGGAGGCAAATGAAGAGACAACAGAACCGGACAGACAAGAGAGCAAACCTTTATCTTCTAAATCAGAAATGGTTGAAGATAAGGAAACAGAAGGACAGGAGGAGAAGGAGAGTCCTAGCGAGGTTGTGGAAGGCAAGACAGACGTATCTGTCAAGAACAGGAAGATTACCTCTGCCGACATTGACAGCATAGGTAAAAAAGTACAAAAAATTATAGAAAAGATTACAGCTAAAATTAAGAGAGTAGACCAACAGATTGCGGCTACTTCTTATATTATATCAAAAGCTTTAAATCAAATGGCACCAGATTTATCATCTTATCAGAATAAATCTCTAAACGGAGGTAATATGCCAGATGGTAACCTAGAGCTCTTTCAAACAATAAATATTTTACAACAGCAACAAATATATAAAGACGCCTCATTAGCTGCGTATTCAAACAATGACCCAATTGCTGTACACCGAAGTAATTTAATAACGGTTCAAAGTAAGATAAATACTTTACAGGCAGAGATATCTGCTTTAAAGTCATTACAATAAAAAGGGAATTATGAAAATGAAAAACGGAATAATAGATAAACTTTCTACCTATGCAGCCCTTGTTGGTGTGATTGCTACCATTGGTGGTGGTTTTTACGCTTGGGGAGAATTCAATACTAGACTTTCATCAATAGAAGGCTCTAATGTTGACGTTTCTGGTATTTCTAAAAATACAGCAGAAATAGCAAAGTCAAACGAAAGAATATCTTTACTTGAAAAATCAGATAACGAAAGACCAGATGTTTCAGGTATTGCAAAGAACGAAAAACAAACAGCGATTAATCAAAAAGAGATAGAAGTATTAAAATTACAAATACAAGAACTTAAATTAAAGTCTTCTAATCCTTTAGCAAATTAATAGATAAAAGAATAAAATGGCCGAGAACGGAACAAAAGAAATATTGATTGATATAGCCGGCCTCAAGAAAGATGTGGAACAGGTAAACACAATCCACAATAGACTTGATACGGCTATAGATAAGTTAACAGATGTATCAACGTCTATTAAACAGATGTTGGCCGTTCACGAAGAGAAAATATCCAGACAAGAACAAACAGACGAAGTAATCTTTACAAAGTTAAGAGAAAGACAACTAGAGATAGATACCGTCTATAAAGAACTTCAAAAAGAGATACAGCAGACAGAAAAACGATTATTAATCGAAATTAAGTCTCTCAAGCTTGACATTGGCGGGAGAGTTGGTACACTAGAGAAATACAAATGGTTGATATTAGGTGGTTCGATAGTAATTGGTTGGATTTTGTCAAGAAATTTTTTGACTATCGTACAAATGATGAGTTAATCCAGCATTGACTTATTGCTGATATTGGTATATATTATGAGTTGCTATGTCGAGTTATATTGATTTAAAATTTATTAATGAAATCTCCGGAAGATTAGGCCAATTTAAGAAAAAAGGTGATAACCTTTTTAATTTTAGATGTCCTCATTGTGGTGATTCTAAAAAAAGCAAAACCAAGGCTAGAGCATATCTATATCAAGTTAAGAATGATATGTTTTTTAAATGCCACAATTGTGGCGAAGGCCAAAGTCTTGGTAATTTTCTAAAATTTTTAGACCCTAAAAAGTATGAACAATACTTATTAGAAAGATATAAAGGCTCGGCGCCCTCCACGCCTAAACCTAAATTTGATTTCAAACCTACAAAGTTTGAACAGATAGATTATTTTGAAAAATTAATAAAGATATCTGAATTAGATGATAAACACCCAGCGAAACAAGTTGTTATTAAAAGAAAAATACCTACTGATTATCTTGACAAATTATATCTATGTAATAAATTTATGTCTTTCGTAAATGAGGTTAAACCAAATACTTTTCCTCATACAAAAGGTGAACACCCTAGATTGATTATTCCTTTTTATGGCATTGATGGTAAACCTTTTGCCTTTCAAGGTCGTGCATTTGGTAACGAACAACCAAAATATTTGACAATTAAGTTTGATGAAAACAAACAAAAAGTATTTGGTCTTGATAAGATTAATCTACAAGAACACATTTATATTGTAGAGGGTCCTATTGATAGTATGTTTATTAATAATTGTTTAGCAGCCGGTGGTGCAGATTTAAAATTAAATGTTCCGCCAGAAAATGTAACCTATATATTTGATAACGAACCAAGAAATAAAGAAATAATAAAAAGAATGTATAAAGTTGTAGAGGAAAATTATAATGTGGTAATTTGGCCAAATGACTTACAACTAAAGGATGTAAACGATATGATTATATCCGGATTGACAAAAAGTGAAGTTGATGATATTATAAGTACCAATACTTATTCAAAGTTAAGCGCATTGACTCAATTAAATAATTACAAAAAATGTTAGGAGATATTAATGGTAGATAATCAAACGATTTCGGTGAAAAAAAGAAATGGGCGAGGATTTGAACCTCTTAATATTGATAAGATTCACGAAATGGTTGAGTATGCTTGTGAAGATATATCAGCAGTATCTTCATCACAGGTTGAAATGAATAGTGGCCTTCAATTTTATAATGGTATAACAACAGATGAAATACAAAAAATTCTAATCAGGTCTGCTTCAGATTTAATTTCATTAGAAAATCCTAATTATCAATATGTCGCTTCAAGACTATTACTATTCTCTTTAAGAAAACAAATTTTCAGAAAACTTTGGGACCACCCACACATTTATGACCACGTTAAAAAATGTGTAGAGAAAGGTGTTTATGATAAAGATATTTTAAATCTATATGATAAAAAAGATTTTGACCGTATGGAAAATTGGGTCAATCACGAAAGAGATTATGATTTTACATATGCAGGTCTACGACAGGTAATTGACAAATATTTGGTACAAGATAGAAGTACAGGCGAATTGTTTGAAACACCACAATTTATGTATATGATGATTAGTGCTACATTATTTTCAAAGTATCCTAAAAAAACAAGAATGTCATACGTAAGGAAATATTATGACGCAATTTCAAGATTTAAAATTAATATACCAACACCTGTTATGGCAGGTGTCCGAACACCTATCAAACAATATGCTTCGTGTGTGTTGGTGGATGTTGATGATACTTTACCTAGTATCTTTTCTAGTGATATGGCAATCGGAAGATATGTGGCACAAAGAGCAGGGATTGGGATTAATGCTGGTAGAATTAGAGGCATTAATAGTAGAATAAGAGGTGGTGAAGTACAACACACAGGTGTTATACCGTTTCTTAAAAAGTTTGAGGCAACCGTAAAATGTTGTACACAAAATGGTGTAAGAGGTGGTAGTGCAACGGTACACTTTCCTATATGGCACCAAGAAATAGAAGATATTATTGTATTAAAAAATAATAAAGGTAGTGAAGACAATAGAGTTAGAAAACTAGATTACTCAATTCAATTATCAAAACTATTTTATGAAAGGTTTATCAATGACGAAGATATTACTTTATTTTCTCCTCACGAAGTACCAGAACTCTACAAAGCTTGGGGTACAAAAGAATTTGATGACTTATACATTAAAGCTGAAAGAAAAACCAGCGTTAAAAAAATCAAAGTAGGTGCTCAAGAATTATTTATGGATATATTAAAAGAAAGAGCAGAAACAGGTCGTATCTATATTATGAATATAGACCATTGTAATGACCACTCTTCTTTTAAAGATAGAATTACAATGTCAAATCTATGTCAAGAGATTACTTTACCAACTGACCCTATTCAACATATTGATGGTGAGGGTGAGATTGCATTATGTATTCTATCTGCTATTAATATAGGTAAAATTAATTACATTGAAGATTTAGAAAGTTTATGCGACCTTGCAGTAAGAGCGTTAGATGAAATAATTGACCATCAAAAATATCCTGTAAAAGCGGCTGAAGTTTCTACTAAAGCAAGACGTTCATTAGGTATTGGTTATATTGGTCTTGCACATTATCTAGCAAGAATGAAAGTATCATATGAAGACAAGGCTGCCTGGAAAGAAGTTGATGAATTAACAGAGGCGTTTCAGTATTATCTATTAAAAGCAAGTAATGAAGTTGCAAAAGAAAAAGGACCTTGCGAATACTTTAATAGAACAAAATATTCCGACGGTATATTACCGATTGACACCTATAAGAAAGAGGTAGATGAGATTGTAAATCGTAAACTATCTATGAAATGGGAACAATTGAGAAAATCTATCAAAGAGAATGGGCTAAGACATAGCACCTTATCAGCCCAAATGCCGTCAGAATCCTCTAGTGTGGTTTCAAATGCTACAAACGGCATTGAACCACCTAGAGATTATTTAAGTATTAAAAAGAGTAAAAAAGGGACGCTGAAACAAATTGTACCAGAATATAAAAAATTACGAGACAATTATACTTTATTATGGGATATGAAAGGGAATGAAGGATATATAAATATCGTTGCAGTAATGCAAAAGTATTTTGACCAAGCTATTAGTGGTAATTGGTCTTATAATCCTGAACAATTTAATGAGGGTCAAGTACCTCTTTCGGTAATGGCCAACGACTTACTAACAACTTATAAATTAGGTTGGAAGACATCTTATTATCAAAATACATATGATAGTAAGAAAGACGAAGACGAACCATCACATCCATTAGGGTGGAAAGATGAAGTTAAAGAAACAAAACCTACAACTTTACAATCTGAAGAGGATTGTGATAGTTGTACAATATAAGGAGAGTTTATGAACTTTGTAGCAAATACTCCATATATTAAATGTTGGGTAAAGAAAGAGTACCTACACGATTTAGAAAAAGGTCACGGTGAATTAGTTGAAGCAGTAATGGTTGCCGTAAAATCTGTTCAAGGTCGTGCTTTAATGTTTGAAGCATATTTACCAGAATATGGTGCTTGCTTTGATAAGTTTCCTTTATCAGCATTTGTGTGGAAAAAAGATTTTAAAGAAGAGGAACAATTACCTCTTGGTACATTAGAACTATGGGATAGTTTTAGTAATAATATCCAGATATGGTCAAAAAGATTACTAAAAAATTGTGATGTCGAAATATTATTAAAAGGTGGTGGTAGAATGAGTGGTGAATATTTGTTTACTATTGACGCTTGCCACGGTGATGTTAATTCAATTGACGCAGGTGTGAGTGAAGTACCTAGTGAACATAAACAACATAACTTTGGTAAGTTAAATAACGGCCAGTTTTTTGCACAACCAAATAATAGAATGTTGTGGTACGAACAGAGTTTAACACCTAAAGATTTAAAGAAACCCGATTTTCAGGTTTCTACAAGATACTTTTTCTGTGAACAGGAAAGTAAATGGGCGTTTGGCGATAGTGATGATTATTTTTACGAAGACAAACAAAGAGCAGACACAAAGGATAAGGATTACAAGTAATGGGTAGAAGTGTATTTAATACAGAAAAAGGTATAGACTTTACAAAACAACCAATGTTTTTTGGTGAAGATTTACAAGTACAACAATATAGTGATATGAAGTATCCTATATTTGATAAATTAAACCAACAACAATTAGGTTATTTCTGGAGACCTGAAGAGGTATCTTTACAAAAAGATAGAAATGATTATACTGAATTAAATGAACAACAAAAGTTTATCTTTACTGCTAATTTAAAATATCAAACTATGTTAGATAGTGTTCAAGGCAGAGGACCTTGTTTAGCATTTTTACCTTTTGTTTCTTTACCAGAGATTGAAGGCTGTATTGTTACCTGGGATTTTATTGAGACTATTCATAGTAGAAGTTATACTTACATAATTAAAAATTTATATTCACAACCAAGTGATGTATTTGATACAATTATTGGTGATGAGAAGATAGAAAGAAGAGCAAAAACTATTACAGAAACTTATGATGACCTAATCAATACAGGTTATAAATGGCATTTAAAACCAGATAGTGTTGATATGTATGAACTTAAAAAGAAATTATGGAAAGCATTGGTAACGGTAAATATATTAGAGGGTTTAAGATTCTATGTATCGTTTGCTTGTAGTTTTGCCTTTGGTGAATTAAAATTACTAGAAGGTTCTGCTAAAATTATTTCATTTATTGCTCGTGATGAATCACAACACTTAGCAATGTCTCAAAGAATTATTAATAATTATAGAGATTATGAAAATGATAGCGTAATGAATAAAGTAATTAAAGATACTGAAAAAGAAGTTTATCAAATGTATGATGAAGCAGTACAGGAGGAAAAACGTTGGGCAACATATCTATTTTCCAAAGGAAGTATGATTGGATTATCAGAAAAACTATTACACCAGTTTGTAGAATATATGGCAAACAGACGAATGAAAGGTATAGGTCTAACACCTCAATACGAACAAAAAACAAATCCTTTACCTTGGGTAGAACATTGGTTAAACAGCCGTTCAACTCAAAACGCTCCACAGGAAACAGAGATTGAATCTTATGTAATCGGTGGTATAAAGCAAGACGTAAAAAAAGACCAGTTTAAAAAATTCAAACTATAATGAAGATTAAAAAAACCTGCCAAAATTGTCAGACTAAATATACCATAGAGTATGACGAAGATAAGTTTGATTTACAACCTTTGACTTGTCCATTTTGTGGATATGAAGTAGAAGATGAGGAAGAAGATGTTGAAAGCAGGTATGAAACTGAAGACGATAATTGGAATTGATTATAGTTTAACAAGTCCCGCCGTTTGTATTAACAATGGCAATTTAATGTTTTACTATTTGACAAATAAAAAGAAGTGGCAAGGTATGATGGATGAATCGATTGTTGGTTATGAACATAAAGAATGGACAGACCCTATTCAGAGGTTTACTCAAATATCTGATTTCACATTAGATATAATCAAAGACACATACAATCCTAAAATTTACATAGAAGGCTATTCTTTTGGCTCAAAAGGTCAAGGTCTATTTCAAATAGCAGAGAATTGTGGTATATTAAAGTATAGACTACAAGAAGAAAATTTACCATATGAAACGGTAGTACCAAGTGTGGTAAAAAAAGGTGCAACAGGTAAAGGTAACGCTGATAAAGATAAAATGTATGAGGCGTTTGTAAATGAAACTAAAATTGACTTGAAAAAAATATTTGATACAGAAAAAGTTGGTAACCCCATATCAGATATTGTTGATAGTTATTATATTATGAAGGTTGGTAATGCTATATCTGTTCAACACTAAAAGAGGTACTAGAAAATATATCGAAGAGTTTGGTAAGGGTCATACTCAAAAGTTTTTTGATTTTGCAGAGATAGAGGGACCAGATTTTTACAATCAACATTGGCCAATGTGGAATGGTAGTTTTCCAGATGAAGATGTTGAGGTTTGTTTTCAAGGTATTATTAGAGGCACAAAAAGATTAAAAGTTGCCTGTGAGAATAATAATATACCTTATTACTATTTTGACCAACCTTATCTATTCGGTAATGAATATCAACCACATCCTGCCTTTAGCCAACCTTGGTATAGAATAATTAAAAACAATGTACAAATGATTGACATTGATGATAAACATAAAAAAAGATTTGATTATATAAAAAGTATGTGTAATGATAAAGACACAATAAATCAAATGACATTGAAAGACTGGAAAAAAGATGGTCAATATATTATAGTGATACCACCATCTGAACACACAGCTAATTGGTATGATATGCAAGTAGAACCTTGGATAGAAAACATAACAAGCGAACTAAAAAAACATACAGATAGACCTATCAAAGTAAGATACAAATTTGCAAACAGAATCCACGGTAGAAGAAACGCAACACCTTTAAGTGTTGAATTACAAAATTGTTTTGCTATGGTATCTTGGCATAGTATGGCCGCTTGTGAGGCCTTGATTGCAGGTGTGCCTAGTTTTACAAGTGAACATAGTCCAGCAAATAGAGTATCATATAGTTTAAACGACCTAGATAAAATAGAACAACCTTTATATTCTGATTTAAGAGAAAAATGGTTGTGGTCATTAATAGGTAATCAGTTTATGTTAAGTGAAATTACAACTGATTATGCCTATAAGTATATTAACGGAGAATAAATGAGTGATTTATATAACAGAATGAAAGAAATTGAGGGTACTTACTTACAACCTCAATCTTTTAAACAATATAAAAACTATTGGTTACCAGAATCAATAGTAAAAGAAAGTAAGAATGTATTATCATATGGCGTACACCGTGATGTAGGTTGGGAACAGGCTATGTGTGTTGATAATCAAAACCTAAACATACATTGTTATGACCCTACACCTGATAGTGTAAATTTATTTGCAACTAATTTTAATTATAAAGATAAAATGACCTTTCATAATAAAGCATATGCTAAAGGTGGTGAAAAGATGAAGTTTTATTATGACTCTAAAGACTTGACTAAATGTTATTCATTATTACCTTTACCACAATTTGGTGAAAATCCACAATACATTGAAGTTGATACAATTACTTTACAAGAAAGTTTAGATGATGTAAATGGTAAAGTAGATATAATTAAAGCAGATATTGAAGGTGTATGGTTTGATTTTTGTAGAGAAGTATTAGATTTCAATATTAACTTTAAAGCATTTCTTGTAGAGTTTGAGGTAAAACTTATAGATAATGAAACTAGTATAAAACAATACGAAGACTTACTAAAAGAATTTAAAGATAAAGGTTATAAACTATATTTAAATAGACCTAGAAATAAAATACTAAGCGAGGCCGTAATATTAAGATGAACATAATGTTTCTAAACACCTGTGTAAATTTATATCAAAGAAATATCTTGGTAGATTTACAAAAGAACTTACTTAAAAAAGGTAAGAAATGGGAACTAAACGATAAAGATGATTATAAAGATTGTCAAAACGCAATAGTATTTGGTTCTACAAAGAAACATACAAGTAAATTATGGAAGATACAAAATAAAAGTCAAAGACTAAAGAATGAGATTGAAAGAACACATAATACTTTAACAACAGATAAAAAGTTAATTGTATTTGAGACACCAATTTTAGGTAGAAAAATTACAGATGAACATACACATTATAGAGTTGGTTTAGACCACTTCTTACCTAAACTTGCAGACTTTAAATGGCAGTCAGATGATAAAAGATATCAAGTTTTAAAAAATCAAATTGATTTAAATTTAAAACCTTGGCGTGATAAACATAAATCAAAAAATGTATTAATACTATGTCAAAATCCTTCAGACGCCTCATTATTAGGACTAGATATTAAACAATGGGTGATGGCAACGGTAAAACACCTGATGAAAGTTACCAAAAGAAAGATAGTTATTAGAAACCACCCATTAGCAAAGGCAAGTATAACTGAAATGTTTGAACTTATGTATGATATAAAACAAGTTGAGATTAGTGAAAATAGTTTAGAAAAAGATTTAGCAAGTGCTCATTGTGCTATATCATATACTAGTGGTGCCTCAATAGACGCAATGATGAATGGTGTTCCTATTATTACACCTAGTCCTTATAATTTTTTATATGGTATCTCATCACACGATATTGAAAACGTAGAGAATCCTATTTTAGGCGATAGACTTTCTCTTTTATATAAATTATCATATACACAATGGAGTGTAGAAGAAATAATAGAGGGAAAACCATTAAAGCATTTACTATGAATATAGCAGTAGTCACCACATTAAATAAAAAATTATACAAACAATATGGTTATAAGTTTTTTGAGACTTATAATTGGCCGTTTGATTTGATTGTATATAGCGAAGACTTAAATGGTATACCACGTACAGATATTGTTGTAAGAAGTATTTTTGATGAAGTACCAGAGTGTGAGGAGTTTGTCAATAGAAATAAAGATAAACCTGTATCAGATGACCCTAGAACTGGTTTTTTAAAAGATGGTGTTAGATTTTGTTATAAAGTATATGCATATACAAATGAGATTATAACTAGTGAAGACTATGATGGTCTAATATGTATAGACGCTGATAGTGTATTTTATAAAATGATAGACGCAGAATGGATAAAAAAACATATACATAGTGATGGTAGTTTAATGAGTTATCTAGGTAGAGGTGATAAACAATATAGTGAATGTGGTTTTTTATACTTCAATATGAAACACCCCGAAGTAAAGGGTCTTGCCAAAGATATGCAAATGATGTATAATAAAGACCTAATTTACAATGAAAAAGAACAACACGATAGTTATATATGGGATATAGTGAGAAAAAGATACGAGAAAAAAGGTGTTGTTAATAAAAATTTAGGAGATGGTAAAGGTGGTCACGTACAAGCAAGGTCAATATTAGGACCAGTTTATGACCATATAAAAGGACCAAAAAGGAAAAAATTAATGAGAAGTCCAGAGGCAAGAGTATGACATATAATTCGTATTACAATGATGATATAGAACAAAATCAAATACCAAAAGAATTAATAGAAAGTTATGATGAGGTTATAAAAAAACCAATTGATGAAAGATTTAAAAAATATGAAAAGTATTTTAGTTACCACGAAGTATCAGATGAGTTAAGAGATTGGTTACTAGAAGAATTTAAAACTCACTTAATAACAGGCAAAGAAAAGTTTTATTATTGGGTAATAAAAGATATGCCTATGTTTGTTAATCATACAATTCAAGAGGTTAATTTTTACCCTTTAAAATTTGATAACACTTTAAGATTTTGGAATCAATGGTTTGAAAGAGAAAAAGTTTCACAAACAAGAATAGTTGAAGATAAAGAAGCTGAGTTGTGTAAATTTAAAATAAAACCTACATTAAATAAATGGACAAGTTTTAAAGTAGATGAGATACACGATTTAGAAAACAAAACACCTATCTATGGAGTAGTAGCATATGATTAATATTTTTATAGGTTATGATGAGGGAGAAAAAGTTTCTTATCATATATTATCAGAGAGTATTAGAAAACACAGCACCTCGCCTGTGTCTATAACACCTTTATGTTTAAATAACTTACCAGAATTTAAAAGAGAGAAACAACCTAATCAATCAACTGAATTTGCCTTTAGTAGATTTATGGTACCATATTTAAGTGGTTATAAAGGTTGGTCAATTTTTATGGATTGTGATATGTTATTGCGTGATGACATAACGAAGATGTGGGATTTAAGAACTTACAAATATTCTGTAATGTGTTGTCAACACGACTATGAACCTAAACAAGGTATAAAATTTAGAGGTGCAAAGAACGAACCTTTTCCTAAAAAGAATTGGTCTAGTATGATGTTATTTCATAATTCACAATGTACAAAATTAACACCAGAATATGTTAATACTGCTACTGGTTTAGAACTTCACCAATTTAAATGGTTAGAAAGAGAACATATGATAGGTAATATTCCACTAGAATGGAACTGGTTAGTTGGCGAGTATGATTATAATGAAGAGGCAAAAAATGTACATTGGACTTTAGGTGGTCCTTACTTCAAAGATTATGCTAGAAGTGATTATGCTGATGAGTGGTTTGACCTATATTATAAAACAACAAAGATAGATTTAATATGATTATAACTCACAATATAGCCTGGCAAAAATGTTTATCTCATAAGATTTGGCCAGCAATAAAAAAAGGTTGGCAAGACGCTGACCACGAAATACATTTTTTCTGGGGTTTAGCAGGTAAAAATATAGATGGTATTAGAGAATGTATAAGATTTGATAAAGAGTGGTGGTACGTAGATGTAGGTTATTTAAATGCTCCTTTCACTAGATATCCAGAACCTAAAGTTGATTGGGATAGAATGTACTTTAGAATATGTAAAGGTAATTTACATACAATAAGAGGTGCAGTAGGTGATGGTACAAGACTATCTAAAATAGAAAGTGAAGGCATAGATTGTCATTTTAAAGGTTGGCAAACAGGTGAAATGACACATTTTTTATTAGCGCCATCTTCACCAACGGTAACAATGCACATAAATGGTATGTCAGTTGAAAAATGGATTGAAGTTGCAAGTGAACAAATTAAACAAGCAACTTTTGGTACAGAGTTTTCAAATATGCCAATTAAAATTAGAAACAAACCTAGACCTGGTAATCAATGGTGGAATACAGATATAAAAGATGACTTAAAAGGTTGTCAAGCATTGGTAACTAATATGTCATTATCAGCCATTGACGCAATATTAAATATGACACCTGTATTGGCACATAAAAGAAACATAGCAAGTTTTATATGTGGTCAACATATGGGTAAGATTACAAAACCTATGAGACCAGGACATAAAACGGTAAATGAATGGTTGAAAATGGTAGTTGATAATCAATTTAAATTATCAGAGATAGAAGATGGTACAGCATATAAACTATTGATGAACCAACCAAATAACTTATTAAAACCAGAGCAGATTCAAGAACAATTAAAATGATAAATTTTGTTTGTGTTTATTACGGCGACAAATACAAACCGATTTATGTACAACACCTATACAATATGGTTAAGAGACATTTAACGGTTGACCATAAATTTATTTGTTTTACAGATAACACTTCCTTACATAAACTAGTTAATGGTGATATAGAATTTAAACAATTTCCTTTGTTTGATGAACAAGGGTGGTGGAACAAAATGCAGTTATTTCATCCTGATAATGGTTTAGAGGGTGTTAATCTGTATATGGATTTAGATGTAATCATATTAAAGAATATAGACCAGATGGCCACCTTTGGTGATGATATGACCTTTGGTGTATTACACGACTTTACTGGTTTTGACGGTATTAATTCGTCCATTATGAAATGGAATAATCAGAATGCCACACCGGCTGTGTGGGAAAAGTATTACGAAGATAGACCAAAATGGAGACGGTATCAAGGAGACCAAAATGTGACCTATGAACTTCTTAAGCACCTTCCCTGGATGAGATATATGCCGAATGAATGGACTTTTTCATATAAGTGGTTTTCTAGGAAAGACCCTAGATTCAGTAAAACAGACTGGACATTTGAGAAGAATGACGAATCGTTGGTGGCCGTGTTTCACGGACAACCAAACCCACACGAATCCGACTTGGATTGGGTACGAGACAACTGGAAATAGAACATAACCAGAACATCTATCTCCAGAACGTAGACCAGGTCTCAAAAAAAAATTCAAAAAAAGTGAAAAAAACGCTTGCTTTCTATGCCAGGTATGATAGTATATATGTATATGATAAAGAAAAAAACACTTACAGAAAGAATTGAAGACGCCAAGAAAAGAAATCTCTTGACTCTTCTACAAATTTTTGATATACTAATTAATAACAAAGGAGAAAAACACTATGGCTAAAGTTAAATCATACTATACCGAAGTCGCTGACGAACAAGTTAGTGATATATTAAAATCTTATACAGATGGTAATATTACCGTTGATAAGGCAAAGTCTGATATATCTAAAGTTGACAATCTTAACTTACTTGATATTGACGAGAATAATATTGATGACGTTTTATATTTTGCAAAAGAAGAAGCAAAGGTGATTGCCTAATGAAAGCACCTAGATATTTAATAGTTGAAAAGTTAAACGAAGTCATTGACAAATTAGATAATGGTCAATCAAGCTCAGATGTAGAACTTTTAAAATCTGATATGAATGGCGCTGTTGATGATTTAAGAACATTAAGAGACGATATTGATGAACAATAAATTGAAAAAAGATATATTAAATACTATTGATAATATGGTTACAAGAGAAGGAACTATACATCTTACATACTGGAGAGAGTATCAGGATGCTGAAGACAAATATGATGAATTCTTTAAAATACATCATACTATTTTTAGAAATGTACCTTTATCTCAATTAAAAAGATTAAATTCAGAAACATTTAAAAATAAAATTAAAAAGTATTGTGATAAACATTTTAATGAATCTGCTAGTAATGCTACAGGTGAGAGCGGTGTTGAAATGATACACGGTTCAGAATATTACAATACTTATTTTGACGTTTTTGGTGCAGAGACAAGTGCTGGATTAGATAACTCATTATTTAATGATTATGGTCAGTTGTACAACGGCAGACAATTTTTCAAACACGATTTCAATCCAAAATTTACAGAAAGATATAGTTATAAAAATTTAAACAAACAAATAGGAGGATACACTAATGATAATTAATGTAGGCGACAAGATTGTCGGTAACCACGGTAGAACTGGTGAGATAATCAATATCGGTATCGCTACAGAAAAAACCGATATAGCGGCTGAAAATGATTCAGCTTTAAATGCAAAAACATATGACACTTCACTAGGTTATACTGGTGCTGTGACCTATTCAGGTGACAATGGTACTTACTGGTGTTATTTTGACCAGATAGAAGATAATCTAACTGAAAAACAAAAGTCAGATGTTGATGTTCAAATTAACCTTGAAAACGAATGGTGGAAATAATGGAAATATATATTAGTTTATTTTTATCAGTTGTTATTTTAGGTGCATTATGTTATA